GCGTTGAACCATTACGCCATTGCTTAGACATTACGCACCACCGTTTCAATCTGATCCCAGGCTTCACGCATCATCATGCGCTTCGCCATCTGCATTTTTCTATGATGCTTTAACAATACATGATTTGGACATGGATGAACCCTTGCATTGTTGCCCCTCAATAGAATGCTCAATGGTGTATCAAAAACAATTAACTTTGTATTACAATCAAACCTATTTGCCAACCTTAACCAAAATGTCCTGTGATGTGTGATTGTATGAGTGCCATCTGCAATAACATCCTGACCTGCCTTACATGCTTTAATTGCAGCTGCCCTAATGCTTGCCATGTAATAGTCCACATCTAGTTCACGATCTATTCGCACCAATTCAGTTGAATAAATGTGCTCATTTCCTGCCATATTTTTCTTAACCCATGTGCTCTTTCCAGCGGCAGGTGCTCCCATTAATACTGTGATCATTAATAATTCTTATGTTTTAACCAATAAGCCCAGGCATTACATGGCGTTTGATGGCGGTGTTTAATGTATTTTAATCCCCATTGCACCTGTGTGAATCCATCCATGTTTTTAAGTTTCTTATTCTTTAACTGTGGAATGCCCCATGCTCCACCTGATTTATTGTGTGCAGAAATTCTCCAGTTGCTCTCCTTTGTCCAAAGTTTTTCCAGGCAGCTAAATTCTTTGTAATCAACAATTAATGAATGAGCAAATAGTTTGTAATAATCCACATCTGTTTTTGACCAACTTATTTGCACGCTGTTTAATTGCATAAGCAATAAACATGAAACTCCCGTGAGGATGCTGCGCCTGGACATTTTGCGCGTTGCATGTCCAGCGGGCATTGGCGATCCTATTCCCCTTGTCAAGTTATTCAGCATAACCGCAGGTCAGAAGGCTAATGAAATTAAGAATGTTCATTATCTGACAAATCCCAGCCCACTCAAATTTAACGCTAAACATGATGCATCACCAAATGCAAACATCATTGCGGGCATTAAAATTGATGCAGATTGACCATTACCACGCACAAATTTGAGATTAGGCATTAGAATTAATGCACCATCAGCCTTTGACCACATTTCGTTAAACCAGGCTGATTTGGCGGTTTGAACCAATGCAATTCCATTGCCATGAGCCATCATGCGTTTTGCCCAGGGTGTGACATCTGAGTAAGGTGGATTGCACCAAACCATTCCAAACCATTCCTGAGATAAACCATCATCTAAAATTGAGTAATGATTTCGGGCAGGTATCCAGGGAACACCACCAACTGGAGCTGCAACATCTAAATCAAATTTGATTTTTAATTGTTTAAATATGAATGGGGGTGTGTAATAATCATTTGATGTGTTGTTGTCTATTAGATTTGCGGCAATGTCCAAATCCAATTTATTTTCCATTATTGGTTACCAATTTGATTCCCGTGTTGCCACACCCCTGGCATTCCATTAATCTCAATCCTGGGGGCAATGTCCACAATTGATCACTAAACACTTTCCAATCAGTTTTGAGTGTTTTAATGTTGCTTCCATTGCATTGCTCAACCTTTAAGCAAATATTGCAATCAAATTTGTATGTGAGCATAATTGCTCCGTTTCAAGGTTTCAATTGGTTGCAGGTTAATTTGACTGATCCACCACGCATCCATTTTGGAATGCTTGAATCTAGGTTTTTTTGCAATGACCATTGGAATCCAGCCAATCACTTTGAATTTGGGGCAATCACCAACGACAAGCACCGCAATATCAGTATCCCGATCCTTAGGGGTGACAATTAAATGACCATCAGTCCAGGATGTCCATTTAACTTCAATGTTTTCAGCAACATCAGCCATTGATTTAAATGTGTTTGCAGTAGGTTTAAAATCCATGATGCCCAATGACCTGGCAACCGCCATCTCAGCTGCGGCAGATTCTGATGAAATTAAAACATCTTTGAAATAATTGCCATTATTGGGGGTTATGTATGAATGCTCATAACCTCGCACCTTGGAATACTCAACCCGTTCCAAACCAACCTGGGCGCATAAGATTTCATCCGCCCTGGTCAGTAGTATCTCAATCACGCCTGATGTGCTTCAAATAGCATAATTTGCAGATAATTAAACGATCATCCACAATTGGAATCATGTCTGATTTGGCAAATGGCTCATAACATGAATCACACAATTGCGCTTGCTTATCATTGAGCATTTCACCATCAGCGGTGATGTGTGCAGTTATGCCATTTTGAGTAAATGAAATGCCGCCCATTTCAATTCCAAATCGCGTTGCATGGATTGGTTTTTGATCCGCAAACAAATCCTGAATAGGGTTTATTTGTTTTTTTATTGATCCCATTTTTTGCCAGCATGTAGCCATGATTGCATTGGGGTGATTCAGGCGGTGCGGTGTTTGTCAGCACCTGATCAATGACCACATCCAGGGTGTCACCCACTGACATGAAATCATCATTTGCAGCTGCGGGCACTACGGTTAAATTAACCCTTCGCATTTCCTCAGCGGATGGGCGCGGTATGCCCTCACTGAATTTTGAGATGTTGCCTGTATGCAGTGCCCTTCCCAGGCTGGATGTGGCAGCATTCTCGCAAGGGAAGCGATTATTGTTTGACCTGATTTCCTCAGCAAAATCTGATGCAAATGGGATCATGTCCTGCAAATCTTTGTAAAGATCGCATTGGACAATGTATCGGCTGCCATCTTGATGAATCAATTTCACATCAATCCGCCCATTTGGGTATCGCACCCAAAATTTTTCAATTCTTTCAGCAACCGTTTCATAGTTTTCAAGCACCATGATTGATCCTTGAAACCACATCACGGGTGACCGCTAAACCGCGGGCAAACCCCCTGCGGCTGCCCTGGGTATCACCCCTTTTAAAGCCCAGTTTTAAGCCCACTGGCAGCCCTATAAGCACCCCAATTAAGAGTGCTGCACCATTTATCATTTCATTGTTCATTTGTATGCTCCCGATCTAATCCCCCGCCTGATTGGGGGGGTTAAATCAGTATGACATCACGGGCTGACAATCGGCAATGACCAACACGCCCAATGGGCTATTTACCGCTTAAAATTTCATAAATTGCATCCACCCTGGCACTAAGCACCCTCAATTCAGTTTTTGTGGATTCAATGGAATCGCGCATTGACTTTCCTGAATTGGGCAATAATTCTCGCATAATTGATTTTGTCACAAATTTCATGACTGAATAGATTGCAGTGAGCATGGCAATACCGCACCCGATCACCGCAACCCATTCATTTGTGCTCATTACTTAGATGATGCCATTCTGCCAAATGCCTGATCATTAGGATTTAAATACCTGATCAGCACGGGCACAATTGCCGCAACGCCACCCATTGCCATTGCTTGCAAATTACCGCCTGACATATAAACCGCCAATGCAGCTGCAATATAAGATCGCAACCAACTGGCAATCACTGGTTTTAATTTATCCATTATTTACCTTTCACTAGGTTTAACTTTTCAATTAATGCAGCGCATTGCGCTTCATTTACTGAAACCTCAAAATGCATTTCATCCTTGCGGTTTTTGTAATCCCCACCCCAGCGCAATCCATATTTTTTGCAATAAGCCTGGATCATTACGGTTTGCATTGGCGTGAATGTGCCTGCATGACCCAATGGGTGCTTGGTTGCGTTTAAATCAATTGCAGTGCCTGATGAATGATTGCTGAGTTTGTCAGTTGCCCCGCGGACATTCCTGAAACAATAACCCCAATCATCCAACGCCCCTTCATCAATTGGCTCAATGTGCGCATGAAATTCAGCTGCAAATGTGACAAGCAATGGCGCAACTTTTTCAGCGCACCGCAATTTAATCTTTGTGCCTGGCACTGTAAATGACTTGATGCCAATTGCATTTTGATCCTCTGATGCAACCCAGCCATTTTGACTAAACATCAGCCCAGCAATAACCGTGCTTCATCAGCGGTCAATCCCAATTTGTCCAAAATTGCCTGGCGTTGAACAATTTTTGCTTGGGCTTCGGCTTTTTCTGCTTTTGCATTAGCAATATCAATCTTCATTTGATCTAATTCCTCAGCATTAGCATCTCTGATAATTTCTTCGCCAGTTTGAGAATTAACAATTTTTACCTGTGGTGTGTTTTTCATTTTAACTCTCCCCGTAAATTAGTATGTTGCCTTGACTAAAAGTTCCACCATCACCAGGAAAGAGAGTGAAACTAGTAATTGCAGAAGATGTGTCATAAATTGCAAGACCATTTTTCTGGTACATACTTGCGCCACCTTTACTAACTGTGTTTACAATAATGACTTTATCTAATGCGTTTGTGTAATTAGGAATATATAAAAATGCATTAGCCATATCACCAGCATTAGTGCTTGTATCAATTACGCCAACATTTATGTTGGTATTACCAGTTCCAGTTTCATTGGCTTGTGTTCCAGCAACCATAACTTGTAATTGACGGCTGTAATTGCTTCCAGTATCGCCATTTAATCGCATGGATAAATTGCTGCCCTGTGAATTTGTAGCACTCAAAATAATTATTCTGAGATTTGTATAACTGCCGCTGATACTTGAAACAGTTGTTGATGATCCTGATAACGCTGTTGTAGATAATAAAGTCAATCCGCCGCTTGAAATTGTTGCCCATTCAGGTGCGGTTGCTCCTGAATTAACACGCAACAATTGATTTGCAGTGCCAATTCCTAATCTGACTGGTGTTGAATTAGGTGATGAATAAATAATGTCAGCGGTTGTTGTCATTGGATTTGTCATGCCAGTTGCATCTGTAACCCAATCAAAATCAAGATCAGTTGCTGATGCCTTAGCCAATACTTGCCCAGTTGTTCCACCCAATAAATATTGTAAATCAGTTGCAACCGCTTGACCAAAAACCTCAAAATCAGCGGGTAAATCTGTGACCAAATCGGTGTTTTCAGGCATTTGCCAGCCAAATGGTGTTGTTGGATTACTCATTTATTTGCTCCTAATCTATTAAAGGATTGTAGCATTTGCCCAATCTAATGTCGGTGTGACATCCTGCCATTGTTCAACAATTGGCACATTTTCCCATCTAAATGCTTGCAGGCTAAATGCCAGGGGTGACACATTCATGGTCAGTGATAATTCATTGTATGCAGCTGCAAATGTCCAGCCCTCAACAAATCCCAAAAACTCACCTGAATTCATGTTTAGTGGCAAATTGGAAACCCTAAGCGGCTGCCCCATAAATGTATTTATCAGGGCATCCCGATCTGCATCATCAATTTCAGGGTTGGTCAGGTCAAATCCAAATTGATTAAATTGGGCATTTGGGTATGCCCTTAATTCCAAATAAAACGCCGCCTGTGTTGTCGCATCAGCCTGATTGTGCAATGTGGTTGAAATGATTTGCGACAAATTACCGTATAAAGCGATTGAGGCGGCATCAGAATCTGTGACCTCATTATTTGAATTTGCCCCGTATTTTAAAGTAATTGAATTGCGCACATCACCGCTGCGTGTGCGGATTTGCAAGTTTTTGCCATTGGCATGATTAGCATCTAAATCCACATAACCGTTTGCTGATAAATATTGACTGCGGTGGGTGCTGTCAGCATAAAAAATCCGACCTGATGCATCCTCACCAATTTGACCTAATCCTGATGTTGCAAGCCCTGCGACCAATGAATAAACATCAATTACACTGGAT